GGAAACAGCAAATGATTTTGCCTCTCGTGGACACAAAATAAAACAGCACGATGAAGGTCCTGCAGTTGTTATCAAAAGAAAAGTGAATGGTCCAAACGGAGTGACTAGACCTGCACCTAGACTTCTTGATAAAGACAAGCAAGAAATAAATGTTGCTGTAGGTAATGGTTCTAAGGTCAGAGTACAGTTCAATGAATACTCAGGAGAAGGTAAGTATGGTCCTTATCAGGGATTAGATTTACAAGCTGTACAGGTCGTAGATTTAATTGAATATCGTTCTGCAGATGGTGAAGAACTGTTAGCAGATGGTGAGGAGTTTTAAATGATTATCACAGTAAAAAAAGACGATGGTGAAGTAATTTATGATGTCACTAAGATTACAGACGAGGCAAAGCAAGGAGAGGCTAGAGTTATAATTTCAAAGGTGGGCAACTTAGACACTGTAACTGAAGCACTAAGTTTTGCCTCGGCTACTCACAGAGCAAACCTAGAAAGGTTGCTTGAAGATAGTCCTGAATCAGTTGTTGAGCCAGAGACAGAAGTAGTTGAAGCAGAGATTGTCGAAGAAGACAAATCTTAAAAAACAAACTAGACTAGGGTTTTCCCTTAGTTTTTTCCCTAGTCTAGACCATTGGAGATAGAATGGAACGTAAGAGCACGTTTATAAAACATAAATTACCCTGTAAAAAATGTGGTGGCTCTGACCCAGTATCAATGAATGCAGACGGTTCTGCTTGGTGCTTTAGTTGTTCTACTCGTTTCCCTAAATACGATGAGGATTACGTGCCAGAAGAAACAGTAGAGAAACACACCAGTACATTTTTAAATTCATATACAGGAATCTTTGATGACTTACAAGACAGAGGTATATCAAAAGCAACTGCGAGTAAGTTTGGTGTAAGAGTTGTAAAAGACTTAGCAGGTAAAACTATTAAGCATATCTATCCATTCTTCAATGGCACAGAAATAGTTGGCACTAAAACAAGACGTATAGAAGATAAACAGTTTTTATTCAATGGTACTTATGAAGGCACTGGTTTGTTTGGTGAACAACTCTATCGTAACAAAGGCGGTAAGTATCTAACAATAACTGAAGGCGAATGCGATGCAATGGCAGTACACGAATTGTTTCAAGGTAAGTATGCAGTCGTATCTATTAAGACTGGCTCTGCAGGAGCAGTAAAAGATATCCGAGAAAGTATAGAGTTTGTTGAATCATTTGAAAATGTAGTCTTATGCTTTGACAATGATAAAGCAGGTAGAGAAGCCACAAAGAAAGTAGCTAGGATAATCAAGCCCGGAAAGGTAAGAATCATGGCACTGCCTAATGGTTTTAAAGATGCTAATGATATGCTCAAGCAAAAGAAGTTTGCTGAGTTTACACAAGCTTGGTGGGATGCAAAGACTTATACCCCATCAGGCATATTAGATTTATCAGCTAAGAAAGACGAATGGTTAAACAGAGAAGTAAAAGAAAGCATAGCCTATCCTTGGGAAGGACTAAATAAAAAGCTTTATGGTATGCGAAGAGGAGAACTAGTTACTCTGACAGGCGGTACAGGACTTGGTAAGTCTTCAGTAACTAGAGAGTTAGAACATTGGCTAATTAAAAATACACAAGATAATGTAGGTATCGTTGCTCTTGAAGAGAACTGGCTAAGAACTGCAGACGGTATCATATCAATAGAAGCCAACGACAGAATTTATTTAAACGAAACTAGAGATAAATATTCAGACGAACAACTACAAACTATGTTTGATAATGTTATACAAAAAGGCAGAGTCTTTATTCATGCTCATCTAGGAGCAACAGATATAGAAGAAATCTTTTCTAAACTTAGATACATCATAGTTGGTTGTCAGTGTAAATGGATTGTCGTAGACCACTTACATATGCTTGTAAACGTAATGACAGAAGGTGATGAACGTAGAGGTATAGATTCATTGATGAACAGATTAAGAAGTCTTGTTGAAGAAACAGGAGTAGGAATGTTCTTAGTGTCTCACTTACGTAGAGCAAACGGAGACAAAGGACATGAGAATGGGGTTGAAGTATCCTTATCTCATTTAAAAGGTTCACAAGGTATAGCACAACTGTCTGATTGTGTTATTGCATTAGAACGTAACCAACAGGCAGAGAATCCAGAAGAAGCTAACACAACTAAAGTAAGAGTGTTAAAATCTAGGTACACAGGTGACACTGGACTTGCTTGTTCTCTCAGGTATAATCCTGACACCGGTAGACTCTTTGAAGTCTCCGAGGAGCAGACATTCGATAATGAATTTGATTTTTGATATTGAAGCTGATGGACTTACCCCTACTAAAATATGGTGCATAGTTGCCAAAGAACTAGACGGACCAGTATATACCTTTGACCCTACTCAGATAGAAGAAGGTATAAAGTTTTTACAATCAGCTAAAACTCTTATAGGACATAACATCATTGGTTATGATATTCCTGTTTTAGAAAAACTACACAAAGCATCCTTTCTTGATAACAAGTTAGAGGATACCTTAGTCATGTCTAGATTATTTAACCCAGTCAGAGAGAACGGACACAGTTTAAAAACATGGGGCTTTAGAGTTAAGTTACCTAAACAAGAACAACCAGAAGACTTTGAAGAATATACACCTGAAATGCTTGAATACTGCATACAGGATGTAAGGCTAAATGAAGTCGTTTACAAACATCTAATAGAAGAAAGCTCTGGCTTCTCTAAACAAAGCATAGACTTAGAACACAAGGTCGCTAAGATTATGAAAGAACAAGAGACCAATGGATTTTTGTTTGATGAGAAAAGAGCTATGACTTTACTAGCACAACTCAAAACAAGGATGACAGAAGTAGAGGATGAAGTACAAGAAACTTTTAAACCTAAATGGGTAGCTGACAAGGTAGTAAATCCTTACATTAAAAAGGATGGTACGCTATCTATGCGAGGACTTACTGAAGAAGAATATAAAAAATGTTTAGATACAAATAACTTTGAACCATTTACTCGTAAAAAATTAGTAGAGTTTAATTTAGGTTCTCGTAAACAAATAGGAGAATACTTGATTGACTTTGGTTGGAAGCCAAAACGATTTACCCCTACTGGTCAACCAATAGTAGATGAAGGTACATTAAAAAAGATTGACCACATACCAGAAGCCAGACTGATAGCTGAGTTCTTACTGTTACAAAAAAGAATAGCACAGATATCATCGTGGATGGATGAACTAATTGGTGAACGAGTACATGGTAGAGTTATACCTAACGGTACTATTACAGGTAGAATGACACACAGAAATCCTAATATGGCTCAGGTACCTAGTGTTGTAAACCCTTATGGTAAAGAGTGTCGTGCTTGTTGGATAGTCCCGGAAGGTTATAAACTATTAGGTGTTGATGCTAGTGGGTTAGAATTAAGAATGTTAGCCCATTACATGAACGATAAAGATTATATTGACGAGATTTTACATGGAGACATACATACAACTAATCAAAAACTTGCAGGACTTGAATCAAGAAATCAAGCAAAAACTTTTATCTATGCCCTTATATACGGAGCAGGAGATGAAAAGATTGGAAGTGTGGTTGGAGCTAACAGAAAAGCAGGTAAAGAACTTAGAAACCGTTTTCTCACCAACCTACCTGCACTTGAAAACCTTACGGGAAGAGTTCGAGATGCTTCAAGAAAAGGATATTTAAAAAGTCTTGATGGTCGTAAGATATTTGTACGACATGAACATGCTGCTTTGAATACTTTGTTACAAGGCGGTGGTGCTATCGTAATGAAACAAGCTATGTGCAACTTACATGATGCTATTAAATTAAACTTGTTTGATGCTAAGTTTGTTGCTAACATACATGATGAATGGCAGATACAAGTTAAAGATACGATAGCTACTTTCGTAGGAATCAAAGGTGTCGAAGCAATAGAACAGGCAGGACAACAATTACATATGCGATGTCCCTTAACAGGGGAATATAAAATCGGGGAGGATTGGAGTGAAACCCACTAAGAAAGACAGAAAGAAGTTTGATATAGATTTAGAGTATGGAACTATTAGAGAAGATAAGATTGCTGATTTGTTTGTTAACAAAAAGATTGAAGTAAAGTCTGAGAGAGACATCTGGCAATCAACCGGTAACATAGCAATAGAGTATGAATCCTATAGTAAACCATCAGGCATAAAAGCAACTGAATCTGATTATTGGTTTCATAATCTATGTATAGGAGATGAAGAATATTGTACGTTAGTTTTTAAAACAGAAGTGCTGAGAAAGATTGTAGAACAGCTTGATACATTTAAAACAGTTAGTGGCGGTGACCATAATGCTAGTAGAATGTTTCTTGTTAACTTACAGAAACTATTTTCTAGTGATGTTATAAAAGCGTTTAAAGAGTTAGATAATGCCGAGAAAAAAGAAAAGAAAACTTGAAACAGTAGTAGAAGATATCTATGAAGTAGTAGGTCGTTTAGGACAGGGCGAAGCTATTGATGTGAAAGAAGAACACATAGATGCTTATGGCGAGTTTATGAAACAAGCCTTAAAAGACTGGCTTACCCCTAGAGCTAATCAGCAACCTATGTTACGTATGTCTAATATTGGAAAGCCTATGCGACAATTATGGTATGACATGAACTCAGAACGAAAGTCTACTGGTATCAATGCTCCTACTATGATTAAGTTTTTATACGGTCACATACTTGAAAGGGTTGTGTTGTTCTTAACAGAACTTGCCGGACACTCAGTTACTGATGAACAAAAAGAAATAAAGATAAACGGTATCTTAGGTCACATGGATTGTAAGATAGATGGTGAGGTCATTGATATCAAATCTGCATCTAATTTTGCTTTTCAAAAGTTTAAAAATGGTACTCTAGCAGAGAATGATATATTTGGGTATATGGCTCAACTGTCTGGTTATGAGACTGCAGAGGGTACAGATAAAGGAGGATTCCTTGCAATCAATAAAGAAACAGGAGAACTTGCACTTTATTGTCCAGAAGAGCTTGACAAAATAAATATAGATGATAGAATTAATAAGGTTCGGAAATCAATATCTTCGAAGACTCCTCCAGAATTATGTTACAGACCTATCCCTGAAGGTAGCTCAGGTAACTTTAAATTAGCGAGAGAGTGTACTTACTGTCCACATAAGTTTGAATGTCATAAAGATACCAACGATGGTAAGGGATTAAGAGTATTCCAATATGCAAAAGGTTTAATGTATTTGACTCGTGTTGCCAAAGAACCCAAAGTAGAAGAAATTACTAGTAAGTTTGCAAATGGTTGAAGACGTAGTTAATAAACCTAAACATTACAATCAAGGCGATATAGAGTGCATAGACGCTATTGAAGCTATGCTGACTCACGAAGAATTTGTAGGTTATTTACGTGGGAACTCGTTAAAATATAGATGGAGATTTCGTTACAAGAATGGTATAGAAGACTTACGTAAAGCTGAGTGGTACGAAAAAAAATTATTAAAAGTATTAGAGGACAAAGATGGTTGAAGACAAGGTAGGAGAAAAACCTTATTTAGGAATAATAATAAATTATGATAAAGACAAAAAGCTTGATAAGTTTAGTAAAGATACCATCAAAGATAGATATTTATGGGATACAGAGACTAGTCCTCAGGAAGCATTTGCTAGAGCTGCTGTTTATGTAAGCACATATAAAGATGAAACAGATTATGAAATGGCTCAAAGAATATATGACTATTCGTCTAATCATTGGTTTATGTTTAGTACACCTATTCTTTCTAACGGTGGCACTACTAGAGGTTTACCTATTAGCTGCTTCTTAAATCACGTACCTGATAGTAGACATGGTTTATCAGCTCACTACGATGAAAACATTTGGTTAGCTAGTTCCGGTGGCGGTATTGGTGGCTACTGGGGAGAGGTAAGAAGTGATGGTGTTTCTACTTCTAATGGTAGTAAGTCAACTGGGTCTATACCTTTTATGCATGTTGTTGACTCTCAGATGTTAGCGTTCAATCAAGGCACAACAAGACGTGGTAGCTATGCAGCTTATCTAGATATATCGCATCCAGAAGTAGAAGAGTTTATGATAATGCGAAAAGAATCTGGTGGTGATATAAATAGAAAGTGTTTAAACTTACATCATGGTATTAACATAACAAATGCATTTTTAGATGCTATTCGTAATGACGATGACTGGCGATTAATTGACCCTAAATCTGGTGATGCTGTTAAGATAGTCAAAGCTAGAGAGTTATGGTCTAAGATATTAGAGACTCGTGCAGAAACTGGTGAGCCTTATTTAGTTAATATAGATACTTGTAATGATGCTTTACCTAAAGAACAAAGAGAGTTAGGATTAGAAGTTAAACAAAGTAACTTGTGTTCTGAAATAACACTAGCTACTAACGAAGAAAGAACTGCTGTATGCTGTTTGTCAAGTGTAAACCTTGAGTACTATGACGAGTGGTCTAAAGATAATCTGTTCATAGAAGACTTAATTACTATGCTTGACAATGTTTTACAGCATTTTATTGATAATGCAGTGGATACTGTACAACTTGGAGAATACAATGCAAACTTTAAAAGGTTTAAAAATTATATCAAAGAAGGTCAAGAAGGTTTCACTAAAGCAGCTTACTCAGCCTATCGTGAAAGGTCTATCGGACTTGGTGCAATGGGTTTCCATGCTTACTTACAAAGTAAAAACATTCCGTTTGAAGGTCTTTTCGCTACTAGTTTCAATTATAAAGCGTTTAAGCACATTAAAAAATCTGCGGTGGAAGCATCTAAAAGACTCGCTGATAGTAGGGGTGAAGCTCCTGACGTTTCTAACTCTTGTCTTAGGAATGCTCATCTTCTTGCTGTTGCCCCTAATGCTAGTAGTAGTATCATATGCGGTGGTACGTCACCGTCAATAGAACCTTTCAGGGCTAATGTTTATACACATAAAACTTTATCTGGAAGTTATAAAGTAAAAAACAAATATTTAGAAAAATTAATAAATAAAAAATTTAAAACTGCAGAAGAAAAAGAAAATATTTGGAAAAAAATTAATGTAGCAAAAGGTTCAATACAACATTTAGATGAGTTTAGTGAGCAAGAAAAAGAATTATTTAAGACTGCCAATGAAATAAATCAAATCTGGGTGGTAGAACACGCATATAAGCGTCAAGAATTTATATGTCAGTCTCAGTCAGTAAATTTATTTTTTGTGCCTCCTGAGGCTTCTATGGAGCAGGAAACACATAATGAATATTTACAGTATGTGAGTGATGTACACTGGTATGGTATGAACCAACTAAAGTCTTTGTATTACTTTAGGTCTGATGGAGCTAGAGGTGCAGAGAACGTAAATGTTAAAGTACCTAGAATTAAATTAGATGAAGTAGAATGTATAAGTTGCGAAGGATAATATGAAAGAACACTACTATAAAGACACATTATTGTATCAAGCATTACAAGCTAGATATATGGCTGAAATGATAGAAGCTAAAGCTAACATAGAAGTTTACCTTGATAAGCATGTAGGAGTTGCAGAGCATCCTAATATTGTTGAATCATTAGATAAACTTATCGAACAATATTCCAATGCAGAAGAAAAACTAAAAGTTTTAGAGGAGAAGTTCTAATGAATCCTTTTAACTTTACTTTATTTTGTATGGGTTTATTTTTTATATTTGGTGTTTTTATATTAACAATATATAAAGATTTACCTTACACTAACTATTCTGACAATCACCTTTGCATAGCGGATTGTTGGGAGCAACAACAACGGAGATAACATGAGCTTAATGGGCACGAGAGATTACTATAAACCATTTCAATATCCTTGGATGTTTGAATACTATGACATGCAAAACAGAATGCATTGGCTACCTTTAGCAGTACCTTTACATACTGATGTCAAAGATTGGAATGAAAAACTAACAGATAACGAAAAGAATTTATTAACACAAATATTTAGATTGTTTACTCAGTCTGATGTAGACGTAGCGTCTGGTTATGTAGAAAGATACTTACAATTATTTAAGTTACCAGAAGCTAGAATGATGATGTTATCTTTTGCTAACATGGAATGTGTCCATCAACATGCTTATAGTTTATTATTAGATACAGTAGGTATGCCTGAAATAGAATACAAAGCATTTGCTGAGTACGAAGAAATGTCAGACAAACATAATTACATTGTAGACTTTAAAACTAAAAAGTCTGATAAAAGGTCCATAGCAAAAGCCTTAGCTGTATACTCTGCTTTTACTGAAGGCTTACAACTCTTTAGTAGCTTTGCAATCTTGATGAACTTTCAAAGGTTTGGCAAGATGAAAGGTATGTGTCAGATAGTTGCATGGTCCATCAAGGATGAAAGTCTCCATGTTGAAGGCATGACTAGGATGTTTAGAGAGTTTATACAAGAGAACATAGACATATGGACAGATGACTTTAAAAAAGAAATCTATCAAATATGTAGAGAGATGGTTAAGTTAGAAGATAAGTTTTTAGACTTAGTATTTGAGATGGGTAACATCGAAGGTTTAACCAAAGAAGAAATGTATGCTTACAATAGATACATTGCTGATAGAAGATTACTTCAGTTAGGACTTAAACCTAACTATAAACAAAAAGAAAATCCGCTTACATGGTTGGATGATGTGTTAGGAGTAGAACACCAAAACTTTTTCGAAGGTAGAGCTACTGCATATCAAAAAGGAGGACTCAGAGGCGATTACGGACAATTAACCTTTGCAGGATTTGATAATGAGAAAGAAGAGAAAAGAGGCTAGACTATTAAGTTATAGCCTACTATATGACAAGTCGGGGAAACTAATCACTGAAAGAACTTCAACGGACATAAAAGAACTTAAAAAATTTTTTACACCTGAAGAGTATCAAACTCTAAGAACTATAATTAGAGAAGCTACTCAACAATTAGATACTGTTCACAATCACATAGAAGCATGTTTAAATGCTAGAATTATGAACAGTAAATAATTAAAAAGTATTAAATGCAGTGTAGAAAAAGCCTAGTAAAAACCAAAAGCTAAAACATAGAATACAGATTTCTTCTGTACGACCCACCGTACCTCCTATCAATCTCGTTGTTTGATGGTTAGTGTATTATCACCACCACCATTGATTACTATTTGGGTACTCTTGCCATCTTGTATTAAGTAGATAGTATAAGACCCGCCCTTGTCTGCATCCACACGCACCGTATCCGATACACTTCTAAGTAAAGTAATCGTGTTACCGGTTATAAACGTATTTATTTGTGTAGTTGCATCGAAACCGAGCTGAGTTCCTTTTACTGCTACTTCGTTAACTTTAGAGGTTTCTTCTTTCTCTAGTTCGTCAATTTCTTCTAAGATATCTAATAAGTCTTCTAAAAAGTTTACGTCAAGATAATTAACATCCAACTCATTAAAATCAAAATTTTCATCAAGATAATCTTTATCGAGTTCTTCAAACTCTAAAAAATCAACATCCAATAGATTAGAATTAGAAGTACTGCTAGACTCAGCAGTTTCTAATTGTTCTTCTTGTGGAGGATTAACAATTAACATATTGTCAATCAAATCTAAAGTGATGTCTAGTATGACAGGCTTTGTCGGCATTGCTTCAAAGACCGAAGCTGTGGTTGCCTGATAGGGTTGGTTGAGAACAACCTGACCTGCTCCTGTCGAAACAACTATTTCACCACTTGAAGTACCGTCTGCTAGAGGCAGTAGAATAATCAAAGACCTACCTAGCTCATCAACGGTCACCGTAAAATCCGTACCACGTATACCAATCGTGGCACTATTAGTTCTAAGAACTATATTTTCTTTTTTTACTTTACCTAAAGCACCGGTAATAAACCTAGCAGTGCCTTTAGCAAAGGTCAGAGCCATTTTTGACTTATCTGGATTAGGGTCAAAAACAAACTCATCAATTATAACTTGAGAGTGCTCTGTAATCTTTATAGTGGTATCGTCTATAAAGGTTATGCCCATTCTGCCATTAGCAGTCTGAACATTATCGTAACTGTTTATATCAAAATCTAACTGTGCTTGATATTCTTGGTCTCTAACAACACGACCAATACCATTTACTTCTGTAATATTTCCTACATTAACATCCGACTGCAGTACCGCCATCGTCTTGATTGACGCAAATAGTACCATTAGAGCCAGTGCTAAGAATTTTAAGCCAGTCATTATCTAATGTGCTTTGTTGTGTAACATTAAAAGTTCTAGAACTACCTGTCTGGTCTAAATAAAAGTAACCTCCAGCATAGCCATCAGCGTCTAGCGTTACTGTGTTATCATCACCATCTATATCCATGTAGTTTGTTGCAGTGTCGTAATCTATAGCAGCAGTCACTGAGTTGTTAGAACCGTTTATAGTCCAGTCTAAATCAAGTGTTGAAGCCATAGCTGCGTTTGCTTGATTCAAACTAAACGTGTTGCTACTACCAGTTACATCAACATTCACATCAGAAGTATCAGCTCCGTATGTGTTTGTTGGGTCTGTTTGCATGGTAAAGTTATTTGATGAACCACTAAAGTTAAAGTAACCAGTGTAAGAATCTGCAGTTATATCTCCTCTAAAAATATTACTACTTCCTATTTGGTTAATGTCTAGTGTCATACTAGTACCGTCTAAATCTAACGGTGTCATATTACCTGCAGCAGCGTTTAGTCCTCCTATTAAATTACCAGAACCTATTTGTTCTAAATCTATAGCAGAAGAAGCACCACTTTGGTCTACATAGATTTCATTATCTGCAGCCCAAACAGCTCCACTTATAAATAAAATACTAATTAGTTTTTTCATATTGCCAATACCCTCTCTCTATTCCAATATTAATTAATTTTAAAACTCCTGTTTCTATTGCCTTTTGTAAAGCAATAACTCCGCTTTCATTCTGAGCAGTTCCACCCTCAAACTCAAACAGTTTTGTACCAACCTCAAAGAATCTAAATATATCGTGGCTAATACTAACAGATAATATAGACTTTGAGACTAATACTTCTGTCAAGATTTCTCCAGTAGAGACTGAAACTAATCTTAATGAAATCGTTACGGTATCTTCTCGATACTGTTTACTTGAGCTAATACCAAAGTATCTAGCTCCTAAACCACCAGTTCTCTCATTAGTTTCATAACTAATAATACCGCCTTGTAATAATATTCCAGCAAAAAGCAGTGGTTTTAATTGTTGGTCCTCTTCAAAGTTTTCTCTTGTGGACCTAATTATTTGTCTTTCTTTGGTTAAACTATTTAATCCTACCCGTTCTACTACTTTAAAAAATTTACCATTAGCTGCATGTTTTAGTGCTCTAATAACCAAAGCTTCTGGAGCTTGTGTAGTAGCTGTACTAAACAAAGCAAACTTAGAATTACTAGCTCTTTGCCCTGTAAAGTCTTTAAAACTATCTTCATACACAGCTATTGTCGGTTGACGTTTAGCCGGGGGTAAGTTTTTTAACTCATCAGACTGTAAATCTAATACAGAAGCAGCAGTAACTACTCTATTAGGTGCTCCACCTGAGTTTAACAAATCATCGTAATTGTGAACGCAACTAGAAAGTAAAACTACCGATAGGCACAGTAATAATAGTAACCGCACCCTCCTCATCAGTGACTGTGAGTGTAATGTAATCTCCATCAACCTCATATTCTATTATGTTTCCCTCTAATTCTAATTTACCACTTTCACTTGGAGTTTCACCAAACAAGTTTTCTACAAGTTGTCTAGATAACTGTGCGTATACTCTAGATTCTAAATTCCTAATAAATCTTGCAAGTGTCGTGTTGTCTGCTTCTCTTTCTAGTTCTTCTTGATAAGCTTTTATTTCTTCTTTGATAGCTTCTTTTCTATTAAACTCTTGATTCTCTATAGTAAGGTAGTGTGCACTAGTGCCGATACCAGAGAAACTAGGCAACTTAAAAGAAAAAATAAGTTCGTCTGCATATAAATTCCCACAAAATAAAAGTAAGATTAATAAACTAATCTTTACGTTGGTCTTTCTGTCCATCTGCCCTCGCTATTCTATCTACTTCTGGTTTTAATCCCATAGCTGCTCTACACATAGCATCTATACGAATCATATCGTTGTCCATTTGTCTTATACGGTCTATAAGAGCCACTATCATTGCATGTTGTGTATCAAGCTTCTTGTGTATGTCTGCAATCAAAGACTTAAATAAAGTCCAAACAAGATAGCCTAAACCAAGGGCTGCCACTGCAGGTATTCCTATGGTTTCTACAACTGTTATCCATTCATTCCCCATCTTCTTCGTTTTCCCACAAAGCTAAAGACTCATCTATTATGTCTTGTATAGTTTTTGGTTTCTCCATTATTTTTTAACTAAACTACCACCGAAGTACATTCCGATAATAGCCGATACTAAGTTTGTATCTAATTGAGTAATTACCAAGCCTTCAAAAGTTACCCACTTAAATAGCTCTACATCTTTAGTAAAGAATAAAAAGCCCGGTTTAAATTCTGTATAACCAACTGTAACTGAAACATCAGGTGCAAATACAGCTACAAGTTTTGGTAGGACTACAATAGAAAAAACTGCAGTCAATGCTATAATTCTTCTAGTCCATTGAAAGCCTTTATCTTTTACATTCCTTGCAGCTTCTACAGCTTGTAACTGAAACTTACCTCGTGTAATTAACAGTTGCTGTTCTTCAGCTTTAGCTTTTCTACTATCAGCCCAAATGCTCATTACTCCACCAAGAACAGTAGAACCAAGCATGGTTATTATTTCAAACGGAAAACCCACTTAGTCCTCCGGTGTAAAATCTAAACTTTTTTCTAGTGTACTATTCACTAAGTTTATAATGTGGTCAGATAATTCATCAGCTTTGTTTTGATAATTCTTATCTAATGCTCTAGTAAAATGCATGTCTAATAAACTTTCATAGACACTTCTAAATTGTTCTCTTTTTAACCAAGGCTCATTACCTTTAGCTCTAGCTTTACAATCTATTTGATAAGCTTTGTCTAAGTCTGATTCTCTATATAGTACTAGCATTATTTTTCAGATAAGTTTATTAAAGCCTCTGACACTTCTTCCATTCTTGTTCTTATACCCGGAATACCTAACTTAACTGCATTTTTATATTCATTATTATTTAAAAATTCTATAGCAGCTTCTTTATACTTACCATTATTTATTAATTTTAAAGTATTTTTACTTTGTGGAATAGAACCTCTGTAGTATTCACTAAATATTGGAACTTTTACATCTATAGGAAAATTTTTGTATTTAGGTATTACATTGTTAATTTCATTAACTCTATTTTTTATGTCTTCATCTAAAAACTTTTCAGCTTGTACTTCAGTAATCTTCATACCCTCTATTATATCTGGACCATATCTTCCATATCCAATAGTAAAATATTTTTCTGAAGGGTCTGGTTTGTATGCTTCTAAACGTAATCCTTCTTTTAGTCTAATATTTCCTTTTAGCATATCAAGAAATTGTTTCTCTTGTCTTCTTTCTTGAAGTCTTTTTTTTCTAACTTCTTTACCTCTTTGAAAAGGAACTCTATCATCTAATATAGTTCCTTCTACATAAGGTTCACCAGTCTCAGGATTAATACGGTCTGCAGGGTCTTCTATAGTGTTGGGAACTTCTGGTCCTTTTACAAGTCCACCTGTAGCTCTTGCAAATCTTTCTTCACCCGGTAATATTTTGTTTAAAGAATCTGTAAAAAACTTGTCTACTTCTCTACCTGCCTTTCTTACTTCTTTACGACCAAAAGGTAAATCTTCATCTATGTATTTAGGTAAATCATATATTCCATAGAACGGTAAATTAGAAGCAGCCATTTCACCAAAACCTTTTCTGTATAAAATCATATCTACTACGTCTTGAGTTAAAGGACCTGTAGGAGTTTTTAATGCAATACCTAATTGACCTCCTCCAACTTGATAGTTTTCATACCAACGTCTAGCATAATCAAGCATACCTAAACCACCCCATCTTTGAATACCATCTAATGCTAATTTAAATTGGTCTTGGGGTTCATCTAAATCATAGCGTTCTAAATTTCTACCGTTACTTCTTATGTAGTTACCTGCTACAGCAACACCTGTCATTAACATAGAAGCACCTAAAATTTTCGGAGTTGCTAATACTGGATTTCTGTAAAACTGAGCAAACTTTTTAAGAATAGTATTGTTAAATACAGTAGGATATCCTGCGAACTGAACTAGTAGCTGACCTGCAGGACTAGAAAACCATAAAGGTCTATTAGCTTCTGCAGTACTAGGATTTAATATTACTTCTTTAGTAAATCTATTAGCTGCGGGTAAATATGTTTGATTATAAAAGTCTTGTTTTTGAGATAAAGCTACATCAAACTTACCATCTTTTAATGATGAACGATACCAGTTTTGAGCATCATTTTCATCAACACCTAACTCATTAAGTTGTTTTATAAAATAATCTTTTTTTCTTTTGCCTAATTTACTAACTCCAGTAGAATCATCATATAACCTTTTAGATATATCTCGCATCATTCTTTTTGCAGTAGTAAAAGATGCTAACTGAACTGCACTAGTCCATTGTTGTAGTAAATTAGCCTGAAAGAAAGCATTAGATAAACCTTTGGCTGTGCTACCTCGCATAGCTTCACCTGTTAGTCCTTCTATTCTTTCAAGAACTGCTTGTTCCATAGCTAAACCAGTCTTATATATTTCACCCCAAGCTTCATCATCAACATCTGCTAAACCTTTTGTAGTCTTACCAGTTGTAAATCTGTAAGAAGCTCTAGCAGCTTTGTTTACTGTTTTAATCATTTCTTTTGTTAAAGCAGTAGTAATATCTGCAAATACTTTAGGGCTATCTTTTAGTCCTGCTCTAGATATTAAAATTAAAGGCTCTGTAATACTTGAAAGAGTTGCAAAAGGTAAGTGAGCCATTTGTTGACTTAACCTACCCCACTCAGATGCAGTTTGACCTGCCTGACTTCTAAACCTAGTTCCGGTTAAAATGCCTGAGCTTTCTCTGTTTTGACCTGTAACTTTTAAGTACATGTCATCTAATTTTTCTTGCAGACGTAAAGAATCAGCTTCACTCATGCCTTTATCTTGTAACTCAGCAGCTATTTTATTAGTAAATTTTTCTCTGTATTTAAATAAATTACCACCAAACTTATCAGTTCTTTCTATCAAAGAAGCAGCATTAACAAAGTAATCTTCTAAAACATTTTGTACATCGTTATCAATAAAAGGTCTTAGTTCTTCATCAGGTATATTAGTAAATAAACGATGTCTTAGAAAACTTGCTCCTCCACCGCCAACACTTTGCTGTCCAGTTATGCCATAGTTATTAAATTTATACTCTAACATGTTGTCTACAATAGCTTTAGCTTTTAGACGTTTAGCTACTTGCTCATTACCATTAGCTTCAACTAAAAAGTTTACTCCGAATATTTCTTCATCAGTAGTTAAATCTTTTACATATACTTCAACTTCTTGACCAGTTTCTACAGCAACTTTTTTAGCAGTCTCTCTATCGTTAATAGGATTAGCATGATTATATTTTACTAATAAGTCTTCAAAATTATCTCTACCTTCTTTAGTTTCTAAAACAGAACGAGCAAACTTTCTAGGGAAATAATTTACTACCTTACGAAACTCCTCAAACAATCCAACCTTTTGACCGTCAGAAAAAGTATCATCTAATATTTCTTTGACTTGATTACCTGCATCAATAATATAAGGCTTAATAGCTTTACCATTTACTTCTGTAATATTTGGGTTTTGTAAATAAGCTAAAAGTTGACCATTATCTTCTGAACTTAATTTAGCCCACCATCCAGTTCTGTCTAAATTTTTTAATGCTTTTTTTAGTCTAAATAAATAATTACCTTGTCTTCTTCCAACTGCTAAACCATACGATTCTTTTCTTACTGCCTTTTCTCCCTGATTAAGAAAGCCAACATCCCAATCGTATCTAAAAGTTCTTAAAAGTTGTTTAAGAGTATCTGATTCAGCAGCTAACTGTACAAATCTAGTAGTTGGTTTTTCTGCCATGATTTGACTAATATGTTTTATAGGATTGTAACCTCCTTCAGAACTATCTCTAAGAAAAGTATCAGAAGTCATTTCTTTATCTGCTATTTTATTTCTAACAGTAGAAACACTCCAACCATCTGTGTCCCACTCATCGTATTGTTTTATGATGGCATCTTCGTTGCTGTACCTATAAGTTTTACCCCAGTATGCTCCAGCAGTTAATCCTGCCCCTACTGCACCACCAATACCTGCACCTAAAGCACTAACTTTAGCAACATCACCCCAGTCTATACCGTCATTATTACCTAAACCAAAATCAATAGACTGATTGAAATAATCATAACTACCACCCCAACCAGCACCTTCAGCAGCTCCATAGATACCGCCTTTCTTCATGTATTTTTTTACACCTTGTTGGGCAAGTTTAGTTGCAGCAGTTTTAGCACCTAAAGAAAGACCACCTGTAGCAGGAACAAACAATAAAGATAAAATATTAAGTGGGTCAGCTACTACATCTATAGCTAAATCTTTAGCAAACTCCATACGTTCACCAAAACCTTTTAGTTTAGAGTTTCTAAATCTATTCATTAAATAGTTGTAGTCTTGCTTTTGTTCATCAGTCCACTTTCCTACTTGGAAAGAACGTGTAATAGCAGAAGTTAAACTATATTCAGAGTCTCTTAAATATTCAAAGATATCATCATTTTCACCAACACCATCTAAAAATCTTTTAGCTCTATTATTAAACTCAGTGTCCTTTCTAAGTTCAGTAATAGACATTTTTCTTTGTGGAGTATTTACTGGAAGTGTAGGTAATCCTCCAGCATTAAAAGTCTTGTCACTCATAACAGATGAGTAACTAGGTATGTGTGTTGGTTGTTTAATTATCGGCTGTTCTTCTTCTTCCTTTTTTTCTTCAAAAGTATTTAAGTTAGAAAAAGCTTCAGTGTTTAATATTGACATTATCTATTTCTTCTATCAAATCTTGTATCAGTTGGAGTTCCTTGTAATCTTCTAGCTAATGAAGCACCGAAAGTTCCAAATAAATCTTCAGTAGTAAGTCCTTCTTCCTCTTCTTCAGAAAGTTGATTCATTAAATCTCTAGGAGGTCCAAACAATTCTTGTGTTGGTGTGACAGTTTCAGGAATAATATCTTGAGGTTTAAAGCCTTCTACAGTATTAAATAAATCTTTATCTTGACCATACTTATCAGCATATAAATTATATAATTTTAATTTACTTTCATAACTAGATGCATGAGAAAGAATATCTATAATTTCTTTATCGCCTTTATAGTTTCTAAAAGTAGCATACTCAGCTTGTTTAGATGTAGGAGAAATAAGTTCTTTTATGATTGCTTTATCAGCTATCTCGGCATCCTCTGCACTGACTTCTGAACCACTAGCAATATCACGTAAGGCTTGAACCTCTTCTTTTATTGTTTCAGTCTCTAATAACATATCTTCTATTTTTTCTTCAGGCATATTTCTATTACCTTTTAATTCAGATACTAAAAAGTTATATCTATTAATTTTACCTCTAGCAACAATACTCTCTACACTAGGAGAACTATCTAATATTGATTTAGCAACTTTAGCTTCTATCATTGCAAAAGCTTGTTCTGATGTAGAACCAGTGGTAGCTATAGATTTTATTCTATCAAACAATTCTTGTGAGTTATCTGTGTATCCAGAAAATAAAGGTTTGTAACCTCTTTCCCCGCCTATTTCATAAAAAGCACCTCTATTCTGTAAAAATTCTAAAGCAAGATTTACAGAGTCATCATCTATTAGTTGTGGAACATTATCATTTTGACTTACTGCACTGTTATTAGTCCCTTTTATATAAGCAGCTAATTTAGTTAAATCATTAGCTATAGCACTTGTAGTTAAAGCTTCATTAGATTCTTCTACAAAAAAATTACCATTTACATCTCTCTTAATAATACCAACATCATCTAATTTACTTCTTTGTAATTTTTGAGTAAATGTTCCTATTACTTGCCCTGTTGTTTCATCTATAACAACACCGTTATTGTCTTTTGTAGAAAAAACAAAAGCATTAGTTCTAGTAGCGTTACCTTTATTTTTTAAAAATCTATCTTCAATGTTTCCATATTGTTGATTAGCAAATTTAGTATCTAAAGTTAGTTTAGAAGAATTTAAAAAACTATTAACAGCTTTAGCATCTTTAGATGATAAATATTGTAATTGATTTACTTCATTCTCTTCAAATGCTTTTACTTGATTAAAAAATTTATCTGCAGTTGGAAAAGTATTTTGAATACTAATTTCTGTTTTAACACTATCAGCAGCGTCTTGACCAAAAGCATCTTTTATAATAGTAAAAATATTTGCTGGGTTGTTGTTGTATTCTTTAACAATTTTATCTTTTACTGCAGATGTTAATTCAAGACGTTTAGTTGTCGCAAAAGGCGATAAAGATTTATTGTCCATATCAGCTCTAATCTGTCTTTCTATTTTTGCAATTTCAGCTTCATATTGATTAGGATTATTTTTTACATAAATAGAATAGCCTTTATTTAAGTCTCCTTCAGCTCCTGCATAATTAGCAAAATTAGGATTGTTAAATTTAAATCTTTCAATAGCTTTATTAGCTACATATCCATCTGGATTATCTTTATAAAGATTTATTTCATTTAATAAAGGTTGTTGAGTTTTATATTCCTCATTAATCATTTCAACGACATTATTACCAAGAGTTTCTATTTTTGCGTTCTCTTGCATTCTTTGAGCATCAGCTCCTTGAACAGCTCCTGATATAGCACTAGCTT